GGTCGCGGTCGTCCCGTAGAGCCGGCCGATGTAGCAGCTTATGAAGGCGTCGCACTTCGCGATCTCGTCGGGCTTGTAGCGGTTGTCGTTGAAGACGTCCCGGAGCCGGCGGATCGGGTCGCCGACCGTGCGGGAGTCGCGCCAGGCGATCGCGCGCTGGACGAGGCTCGCGTGAGCGTCGTCGACGGCGTGAGCGAGCTCGTGGACGGCGATCCGGACGCCGTCGGAGGGCGCCAGGTAGACCTCGCCGCGGGTCTGGTAGGCGCGGGCGTCGGGCTTGAGGCGGCGGACGGGCGTCGCCTGGTTGACGCGGAGGGTCGTGTGTTGGGCGAGCCACGTCTCGGCCTCGCGGACGCGGCCGGCGAGGGTCGCGTCGCGCATGTGGAGCTTGACGGGGACGCTCCCGTCGGTGTGGCCGGTTGCGGCGTTCGCGAGGAGCTCGTGGCCGCGGGTGCGTCGGTAGGCGGCGAGGCTTCGGCGCGCCTCCTCCGCCTGGCCGCGGGCGGACGTGATCGCCTCGTAGAGCGGCCCCGTCGCGTTCGTGTAGGCGTTTCGGGCGGCGCGGGCGTGCTCGAGCGCGACACGGGCGAGCGCCTGCTCCTCGCGGAGCGCGGCGATCCGGAGCTCGATCGCGGCCTGGCGCTGCGCGAAGGGGAGCTCGGCGATCCCGTCGACGTTCTCGCGGAAGAGGCGCCCCATCTCGGTAGTGACGCGGAGGTCGACGGTCCGGAGGTCCGCCTCGGCGGCCTTGACGACGTTGTTCAAGCGCTGGATCTCGGGGCCGGTCTCGGCGTAGCGGATCTTCGCCGCGGCGAACTCGGCCTCCTTCGCGGCGACGTTCGCGCGGAGGCTCGCGGTCGCGGCGTCGTCGTCGATCGTCGCGAGCTTCGCGCGGGCCTGGGCGGGGAGGACGCGGGCCTGCTCGATCGGGTCGACGGGCGCCGCGGGCCCGGTCGCGACCGGCGCGATCGGCCGAGCAGCGTCCGTCGCGAAGGCTCCCAGGTTCGTGAAGGAGCGCCCGAGCCACGGGACGAGCCTCGAGGTCGGCTGGCCAGGGCGCCAGACGACCTCCGGCCGGCCGCGGCCGGCGGGGCCCGCGCGGAAGTTGAAGCGATCGCGCGTGCGCTCGAAGGGCGCGGGCCCGTAGCGCGGCTCGATCCCGAGGTCCTCGAGCTGCCGGAGATTGTCGGCGAGCATCTCCTCGAGCTGCTCCGGGACGAGCGTATCGTCGAGCGCCCATTCCGGGTCGAAGGGCGCCAGGATGCAGCGGCACCGGGGATGCAGGACCTCGGTCGTCTCGCCGGTCTTCGTGACCTCGCCCTGGCGGGGGGCGCAGTATTCGCACGTCCGGTCGTCGATCGTCACGTAGCGGATCACGAGCTCGACGCCGAGGTCGCCGTAGAGCTCCTGGCGGGCGTCGGCCTGGGCGGAGTGTAGCTCGGTGATCGCGATCATCTCCGCGCGGGAGCGGAGGTAGCCGGCGTCGTCGCGGATCGCCCTCGTGACCTGGGCCCAGGAGTCGCCGCGGATCAGCCCGGTGACGACGTCCTCCTTTATGCGGTCGACGACGACGTCGGCGTGGTTGTAGAGCCGCGTCGCGGCGTGCTCGACGACGCCGGAGAGCGCGCGGTGGTTGACGGGCGTCGAGATCGTCACGGCGTCGCCGAAGACGCGGAGGGTGTCCTCAACGAAGCCGCGGGCGTCCTCGCGGGCGACGGCGACGCGGGCGAGCATCCCGTCGAGCGCGCCGGCGGGCTGGCCGACGAGCCCGCGGATCGTCCCGTCGATCTCGTCGGCGAGGACGCGGCCTCGAGCGAGCCGGAAGGCTGCGTTACTGGCGGCGCCGTCGGCGTCGGCCATCGCGCGGGCGTAGAGCGGTTGCGTCTGGTCGAGCGTGCGGCGGAGCGCGGTCGTCAGGTAGCGCTCGATCTCGCGGGTCTGGCCGGCGTCGAGGCGGCCGAGCGCTCGATCGGCTCTCGAGGCGATCCGCTCGAGGTCGACGAAGCCGGCCACGGTTAGAGCTCGGCGTTCGCGAAGGCGCCGGCGGAGCTCGAGCCGGCCGGCGGGAGGGCGGAGCTCTCCTCGAGCCAATCGGAGAGGGTCTCGCTCGACATGTTCGGGTAGAACTGCTCGAGCTCGCCGAGGGCGATCTCGCGGTTTACGATCCCGACGCGATAGTCCTCGCGGACCTGCATCCCGATCGTCATGCGCTTGAGCTCGCGGTCAGGCTTGACGGTGACGCGGAAGCCGGCGTCGAGCGTGAGCTCGAGGAGCTCGAAGTAGCCGAGGACGCCGCCGGTGTAGAGCTCGGAGAGCAGGCGCGCGAGGTCGTCGCTCGCGCCGTTATAGCTCGCGTTCGCCTGGACGAGCGCCTCGCCGCTCGGGATCTGCCCGCCGGTCGTGATCGGGAGGAGGAGATCGGTCCGGATCCGGTCCTGGGTCCGGTCGGCCTCCTCGTAGAGCGGGCCGAGGTCGCCGGGCTGGACGCGCTCGGCCTTCGCGGCGGGGTCCTTCGCGCGGAGGACGATGTTCGGCCCGAGCCGCTTCGGCTCCTCGAAGTTGCCGACGAGCGTCCAGATCGGGTAGGAGTGAGCGTCGCTCGTCCGGAGGACGCGGAGCGCCTCGCCGATCTCCTGCTTGAAGAGCGGTAGCGCCTGCTTGAGCTCGCCGATCGGGTAGCCGGCCTGGTCGAGCTCGGCCCAGACGACCGTCGGCATGATCAGGGGCGCCCCTCCGGCCTCGGGGTAGGTCGCGTCGGGATCGCCGGCGAGGTCGGTCGGGCTCGTCAGGTTGAGCCAGACGCGGAGCTGTCGCTCCTCGAGGTCGTAGATCCGGACGTCGTAGCGGAGCCCCTTCCCGGTGTGCGTCGCGCTGTTCCCGGTGATCTGCAGGAGCGCGACGGGATCGCCGGCGACGTCGTCCTCGCGCCAGAGCAGCTCGAGATGCCCGCCGAGGCGCTGCAGGAGGGGGCGCGCCGGCGCGCTCGAGCCCTCGGTCGGGACGCGGAGGATCGGCCAGACGGCGGCGATCCCGTTCGTGAGGAGGTCCTTCGTCGCGTCGCGGGCGAGGCGGCGGAGCGGGAGGCGGTCGAGGATCTCGTCGAACGCGGGCGAGACCTCCGACCAGGTGATCGTCCCGATCGCGCCCTGGCGGCGGACGCGGAGAGCTCGAGGGGCGAGGCTCTGGATCTGCTTCGTGTACCGGATGAAGGCGCGCTCGGCCTCGCTCCCCTCGGTGAAGGGCGGGACGAGCTCGTCGGCGACGAAGACCGGGTCGCCGTCGACCCAAGAGAGAGCCTCGCTCGTCAAGGCTACGCGCGCCTTGATCTGCTCGAGGTAGGCGCGGACGTATAGGTTCTCGAGGTCGATCACGCGGTCCTCCTAGTGCCCGGTCAGAGCTCGGGCGGCCTCCTCGCTCGGGTAGCCTTCGCTCGCTTCCGCCCACATACTAGCCGTCGCGTCGACGAGGTCGTCGTGGGGGTCGTCCTCGCCGGTGAAGGCGCGGGCCTGCTCGACGAGGGCGGCGACGTGTCGATCGAGCGGGACGCCGGGGACCTGGGGGAGCCGGATCCGGCCGGCGTTCCATGCGGCGGCGCTCGGTTGGGCGTAGGCGAACTTGTCCGCCTGGACGGTGTCGCGGACGATCCGGACGCGGTAGGTCTCCTCGACGAAGTCGGCGGTACCGGCCTCGGCGCCGTACAGGCGCCACCGGACGTAGGGGGCCTCGATCTGCTCGAGGCGCCGGCCGAAGTCGGTCACGCGCTCGCGGACCTCGACGACGTTCGTCACGTAGGCGATCGGGCGGCCGTCGAGGTCGTCGACGACGCGGGCCTCAACGATGGTCGAGGCGTCGCTCTTCGTCTTCCCGCTGTAGCCGGCGTCCATCCCGGCGACGGCGCGGTAGCCGTTCGCGAGCGCCTGGCGGACGTGGGCGGAGGTCGGGTCGTAGAAGGTCGGCGCGTTGTAGAGCTCCTCGCCGCGGGGGCGGGGCCGCTGTTGGTAGAGCGAGGCGAAGGAGTAGGCGCCGACGGTCTCCTCGATCGCGCGGAGCTTCTCGATCGGGAACCGCTCGGGCCAGAGCGCGGCGCCGAGCTCGCGGCCGAGGGCGTCGTCGGCGTCCTCGGCGATCGCCGGGAGGCGGATCCGCTGGAAGCCGGCCTCGCCGACGAGGCGGCCGATCAGGTCGTCAGGGTGCCATCTCGTGTGCTGGACGACGACGCTCGAGCCGGGCTCGAGGCGGGTGTAGAACGTGTCCGTATACCATTCCCAGACGCGCTCGCGGATCAGGCGGGAGTCGGCGTCGCGGCGGTTCTTGAAGGGATCGTCGATCACGCCGACGCCGGTCACGCCGTGGCCGGTCAGGGGCCCGCCGACGCCGGTCGCGAGCATCCCGCCGTCCTCGGTCGTCCGCCATTCGTTGACGCTCGCGCTCTCGTCGGAGATCGCGACGCCGGCCTCGCGCGCGAGGCGGCGCGCCTTCCGGCTCTTCGAGCGGGCGAGGGCGTCGGCGTAGGTCGTGAAGGCGTGCGTCTTCGAGGGGTCGAGCGTCAGGAGCCACGCGAGCGCGGCGAGCGTGAGGTCGGTCTTCCCGTGTCGCGGGGGCGCTTCGAGGAGGACGCGGAGCTCCTCGCCTTCGGCGATCGCCTCGTAGACCTCGAGGACCGGCTCGAGCCAATGCGGGCGGACGTAGGCGGGCGTCGCGCCGGCGATGAAGGCGCCGAGGTCGAGGCGTCCGCCGCGGGTCCGCCGGCGGCGCTCCCGGGCCCAACGCTCGACCAGGAGGTCACGAGCGGCGACGGGTCGTAGCACGGGCGAGCGCCTGGTCGAGCTCCTCGTCGGTCATCTCGGCGGGATCCTTGTCGACCAGGGCGAAGAGGGCGTCGAGCTCCTGGCGCTCGACGTAGCCTCGGCTCTTCCCGAGGGTCTTCAAGGCGAGCGCGATCGCCCACGGTTCGCGCTTCTCGATCGAGTAGGCGAGCCCGTCCTCGGCGGCGTCGACGAGGCGCTCGCGGGCGCTCTGGACGGCGGCCCGGAGGCGGGCGCTCTTCGAGATCCGCCGGTGTAGCGCTTCGCGGCCCATGCCGACGCGCTCGGCGGCCCGCGTGACGATCCCGTAGGCGTCCCAGATCGCGAGCTCGAGCGTCTCGATCGGGATCTTCTTCCGGGCGGGGGGGGCGGGGACTGTAGCCTTCTGGACCGTCGCGGTCGGGCGGGCGGGGCTTGAGCGTGGCATGGGGGGACCTCCTGGGTCGGCGGGCGCGCCTGGCGCTGCTCGTAGCGTAGCGCCTCCCAGGAGGTCCGGGGCGGGTCAGGTCAGGCGGGGAAGGGCGCGGTCGAGTAGACGACGACGCGGGGGCGGGGTTCGGCGTTGACGCCGGAGCGGACGGCGAGCTCGAGGTCGACGAGCTGCTCGAGGGCGCGGCGGACGCGGTCGTAGCGGGCGCGGGCGGAGAGCTCGAGGAGCTCGGCGCGGACCTCGGCGGCGCCGGCGCCGGTGAGCCCGGCGGAGGTCACGTCGTCGAGGAGCTCGCGGATGCTCTGCCAGGCGAGGCGGGGGTCGATCTCGTCGCCGAGGCGGGCGCCGGTGCCGAGCATCTCGAGGAGGACGCGGGGGAGGGGCTCGAGCCCGGCGAGGCGGATCTGGCGCTCGAGTTGCGGCGGCATGGGGCGGCGGGCGCGGGCGCGGGCGGTGAGGGTCTCGGCGTAGCTCTGGCGCATGGTCGGCTCCTATCGTTGGGTCGTCTGGGGGCGGGGGCGGGCGGGCTCGTCGGCGCGCTCGAGGACGCGGGCGGTCTTCTCGAGCTCGAGGGCGAGGGCGTCGTCGATCGCGCCGCGGCGGATCGTGCGGGCGGCGGCGTCGAGCAGCTCGACGAGCTCGACGCGGGTCACGCGGGGGCCTCCTCGGCGGCGTCGGCGTGCTCGTAGGCGCGGAGGGTCCCGAAGGGGTCGATCGCCTCGAGGAGCGCGTGGCGGGCCCAGGCGCTCCGGGTGGTCTCGACGTCGGCGGCGAGGCGGTCGAGCTCGCGGACGTAGCGGGCGGGGATCCGGAGGGTGACGACGATCGTCTCGTCGGTCGGGTCGACGCGCTCGGGGCGCTTGTCGCCGAAGTTGTCGATCGGGCTCGAGGGGCGGGGGGCGACGGGCGCCGTCTCCGGCTGGCCGATCGGGGGGAGGGCGGGGAGGAGGCGGGCGCGGTGTAGATCCATCGCGCGGTGTCCGCTCGGGCGCTTGCACCATGTTCCGGGCGCGGCGTAGCACGTCGGGCACTTCTGGCCGAGGGCGGGGTTCGCGGCGATCTTCTCGTCGATCGTGAGGCGGGCGCGGGTCATGCGGGGGTCTCCTGGTAGATCCGGGGGGGCGGGAGGATCTCGAAGGCGTGGAGGTTCTCGGGGCTTGCGACGAGGACCTGCTCAGCGTCCCTCGAGTCGAATAGGACGATCAAGAGTGCGGCCTGGTTTCCGCCGATCGTCGCACCGTGGTTGACCTCGAGGACGGTCGCGGGCCGGCCGTGGTAGCGGATCCGGTCGCTCGTCTCGAGCTGCTCGAGCTGCTCGAGGCGGTCGACGGGGCGGGCGGGGACGGGGGCGGGGGTCATGGGGGGCTCCTTCTCGTGGCCGAAGTCGGCCCAGGCGCAGGCGGGGCTCATGAGCGGGCCTTCTCGAGCGCCTGGGCGGCCGTGAGGGCGCTCTCGTCGTCCTCCTCGTCGTAGGAGCGCTCGGTCTCGAGGAGCGAGACGGCGATCGTGTCGACGAAGGCGCGGGCCAGGACGAAGGCGTAGCCGACGTCGGGCCCGAGGAGAGGCGCGGAGATCCGGGCGAGCTCCTCGCGGGCCGACCTCGAGAGGCGGTCGAGCCCGGCGGCGGTATCGCCCTGGCGGTAGAGCTCGAGGATCCCGAGGACGTCGACGGCGTCGCGGCGGCGCTCGTCGAGCTCCTCCTCGTCGACGTGAAGGGCGGCGAGGGCCCGGGCGGCGGCGGCGGCGGAGATCCGGACGGTCTCGAGGTCGGCCTTCGCCTTCGCGAGCGCGTCGACGGCGTGAGCGAGGCGGACGCGGAGGTCGTCCCAGGCGGCCGGGCCGGTCATGCGCCGGCTCCGGCGACGATCTCGAGGGACGACGAGATAGAAGGCATTACTAGACAGCGGACCCTGTTCAGGGAGAAGGCGCGCAGAACTGCGGTGCTCGGCACGACATTCGTGATCACGCACATGATCAAGCGTTCGAGCTCTGCGGGGAAGCGGTAGTAGCTGTGGGAGAGATCCTTTTCCAAAACCCGACGGATCGTCTGCGCGTTCTTCAACGCCGCCCGTGCATCGAACGGGTGCGCCTCGATGAGGCAGACCGCATGACCCGACATGAACCTGTCGCGCTGGCCCGCGGCGTTGTCGGGAAGGGTGCCTGGCGCCGCGTCTTCCCAGAGCCCGTGGTAGCCGAAGTCAAGGATGAGGTCGGCGTGCCGAAGGACTCCTCGGCCCGCCCCGAAGATCGGCTCTTGAAGCTTCGCCCGGTAGGCGTCTGCCCTGTACCACCGCCATAGGCAGGGTCGCTCTTGCGGCCTTTCCGACCCCACCTTGATCCGCTGGCACCCCGCTTGTACCCAACGCTCGAGGCGGTAGCTCCCTTCGCTGACGAGCCCGTCGATCGCGCAGAGGGCGTCGAGGATCTCTCGGTGCCGCGTGGAGTTGGCGAGCTCGAGGGCGGCACCGGCCCCCCAGTCCTCGACCGTCTTGGCTTCGAGCTTGTCGAGCCTGGCGGCGAGTCGATGCGTCATTGCCGCGCCCTCCGAAGGTTAGCCTTGAACTTCGCGACACACGCGGCGCGAGCGTGTGCCGGCTGGTAGCGTGGAAAGACGCTGTCAACGTCAATGAGCCACGCCCTCCCGGCCTTCTTCCCGACGAGGGCGCCGGTCTTCAAGTAGCGGTAGACAGCCGACCGGGAGATGGGCAGGGGACACGCTTGGATGAACTCGTTTACCGTCGCTGTCATGCTGGGCTCCTTCCGTGGGCCGGCGAGCTCTTCGCTCGCGTAAGAACATGGTACCAGAGCGTATACGATCCGTCAAGCGTCGCGGCGATCGTGTCCGCCGCGGCGCTCGAGCGCTCGCCGGTCGAGGCGGTCGACGCGCTCGAGCTCGGCGATCGCGCGGGCGGCGGCGGCCTCGGCGGTCGAGCCCTCGAGGACGAGGCCTCGAGCTCGGCCGTAGGCGGGCCGGAGGCGAGGCGTCGACGCGGCGAGCTCGGCCAGGTCGGCGAGCTCGAGACGTTGGGCGCGGGTGAAGGCGGGCCGGAGGACGGGCGCCACGGGTCAGGCTACCGCGCGAGGAGGAGCCGCTCGATCTCCGGCCAGTCGCGCGGGCTCCAGACGCGGACGAGGACGGCGCCGCTCGCGTTGAGCTCGACCTCCTCGAGCCGGTCGAGCCACGCGCGCTGTTCCGGGTCGACGCGGCCCTTCTCGGCCTTGAGCTCGGCGAGGATCATCCGGCCGGCGCGGACGAGGACGAGGTCGGGCCATCCGGCGTGTCCGGTGAGGGGCGTCCGGTAGGTCGGCCGGCCGCGGGCGTCGAGGCGCGCGGTCGCGGTCTTCCGCGGGTGGAAGACGCGCCAGTCGAGGCGGAGGGCGAGCTCGACGATCGCGGCCTGGAAGGCGCCCTCGGGCTGCTCGAGGCGGTCGACAGCGGTTCTCACGCGGCGGCCTCGTCGAGCCGCCCGCGGAGTCTCCTCGCGGCCTCCTGGGCGTCGAGGCGGACGCGGCGCTCGCGCCAGAAGCGGTGGTAGGCGGAGAAGAGCATGGCGTCTCGGACGTCGTCGGTCGCCTTCTCCCGGTGTAGCAGCTTCGAGGCGCGCTCGAGCGGCCTCGACCAGAGCGAGTCGGCGCGGACGGTCGCGCGGAAGCCGTCGCGGGTGATCGGTATCAGTCCCGCCCAGGCGGGCGCCTCGGCGGCGATCTGCTCGTGGAGCTCGACCGGGTAGGCGTAGGCGAAGCGGTTAGGACACCGCGGGGCGA